CACACGAACTTCGAATTCAGTTTGGTCAGAGAGATCAACTATTTGAGTATATGTAACTGTTGATGAATTTGTTGTAGTTAAAATATTATCAGTAGCGTTTCCCGTAGGATCGAATGTAAATCTTAACCTACCTTTATGAAATTTAGACGAAACAACAACAAATTTGAAAATTATATCGCCTCTCCAGTATTTGAAAAGATACGATGTAAAACCACACGGCGTCTGCATAATAACATCACCCCCTACTGGGTGTGTCATATGTCGATTAATATTTGGCCCTACTTCCGTAGCAAACAATAGGGTATCAACTGCATCAGAAATTGACCACGTAGAGGAACCTATATAACTCTCATGTTGTGTTAAATAAGATATGGTTAATTGGTCATATCTATCCGCTCCTACAATGCCTGGATCTATGGACAATTCGTTTTTAGGATCTAAACATAAGCGATTTATCGGATAAGAAATCTCTGATGTAGAGAAATCGGGTATAGTTTTAATATTTACTCCTGATACATTCTCAATAACAGGAACATCAGTAAATCCAAATAATTTCGCAATATTAGAAACAGCTCCAGAACCTATACTTATAGCTCTTGCAAATTTTCCAATTACTGGAATATCCGTCAGTCTACTTGAAACGGAACTTATCCAGGAAGCGGGCTTAGATACAACACCTTCATCCCACTCTGGACCTTGCAATGCTAAAGCTACAGTTGGTCCTGAGACATCTACATCTTCAGCCCACGCATAAGTTTGTATAGTAATATGATCACTACTACTTAAGCTACCGTTTGCAGATAATAAGACTTTTACAACATCATAATAAATTGTGCCTAAATCCGCTAAATTATTAGCACCCGCTGAACCTCCTATAGGTATCCAATCTAAAGGCCACACAAAGGGGAGAATAAGTTCTCCACCCTGATTATTTTGAGGAAAAATCCACAGATGTGGTAACTGACTTTTTTGCATAACTTTCATTTCAGCATCAGCGCTACTATAAGTGGTTACTGGATTTAAGGTCTCATATGGAGAATATGAAATAAGCATAGCACCATAATGAAATGGACTAGCATTTATCAAAATTTTTAAGTGTAATTTACATCTCAGAAATGAATAGTTATTTAGCTTATACTTTATATAGCTATTATTAAAAAATTCATAAAATGGTTTAAAAAAATTTAAAGTTCCGGCAGTAGTAGCTCCTGTCCATGTCAAGGTATCTATTAATACAGGTCTGGAAAGAAAATCGGACAATTCTGCTTTTTGCATCTTACCATAATAATCACTGATCTCCATTTCTGGTCCAAGTTCTTTAATTGTACCTAAATTTGTATCTAAAAATTGTACATTTTCTTGTTCATTTTGTTTAACATTTTCAGTTGTTTGTGTTTTTGAAATATCTTCATTAGTTTCAGCAATACGTTTGAATACAATATAAGATTATGCATTATTCATCTTATAAGGATAATTTTGTGTTAGCTCCGGCTCCAACACTCCCTAAATAGGGATTTCGAGGATCGCTCTAGCAGGATTACAAGATATAAGCACTCTCGCATAAATAAGATTATTATGAACTACATCTATTACGCAGATCAATATATCAGGGGAAAGTTTGGTTTAATGGACATATTTCCGTAGCCCATTGGAAGATTAAATTAATTCATAATCTTCGAACTTCATTTTCAAATCATCATATTCTGGAAGAACCCATGATTCCATCATGTGTTCAATGTGACACTCTTTAATAATATTACTCAATATTTGTTTTTTCTGCTCAAAAATTTGTCTACCATGTAAGAAATATTCTCTCATAACACTCCCAATCGTACTTAAACATTGTTCTTCGGGTATATTAATAGTGCTAGGAATCCATCGCGTCATACATTTATGAATAGAATTCTCATCAAGAATCGCTACATAGGATCAAGTTCCTTATCATACGTAAAAGTTCGTTTCAAAAATGTAACTTGTGAGATATTACTAAATGCTCTACTTGCAGAACCCTTATCAGCCATAGTATAGGTAATACCAATCTTACTCATTTGTTCTGCCATAACTGTGTGATTAAACCAAGATCGAGCTTTTCGACTTACAGCTACTAAGTTATCATCGCCGTAAATTACTCGTTTAATATTTAGAGAATAAGAATCACATTCTTTATCTGGATTAGCATTATAATAGGCATACCGAAGTAATAAATCCCCAACTATCGAATTAATCTCAACTGTAAAGATATGACCACTCGGGTTTGTTCCAAAAAATTCAATTAAAGTGCCATCAAATTCACACCAACTATAAGCTATATCATAAGCTATAGCCCGTAAGACCTTTAATTCCTGATCGGAAAAACCTCCAATCCGACAAATATTTATAACGACTTCAAAAGCTCCCAAAATAAGAGCGGCCGACATAGTCTTATCATATTTTGAGTAATCTCCAGCAAATAAGTGGTTTAAACCAGGAGAAACTTTTCTTAATTCATATACTATCTGATTCCATTCTTTTGATGTAGCATTAATACCAATAGCACAACCAAACGCAAATTTATGATTTTTGAGCAATCTCATAAAACCCATAAGATACATGCGCTGAACCATAGCAAAATCAACGGGAGCACCACAAAAAACTCGAGTTTTCTTCAGAGCAGCTTTTTCAGCCATAAGGACTTCATCTTTCAGGTGTGCTTTAAAAATAGGAGAATACCGTTTACCTTGCTTATAAGTTTCTTCACATAATTTAATACGATTCATAATTTCTTCAGTAAATGTTACACCTTCAGGGTATTCATCACTAATATCAGGTACTAAAAATTGTCTCTTACTGCAATTCCAAGGAAAACCAGCTGATGTACTTCTTTTTATCCCATCAACATAAGTTATACCTGGTAGTCCATTAATTGTAGTTTTAATATCATATACATGAACCATATGCTTTATATCTTCTAGGGGAATCTCAGTTACTATATCATTCGTATAACTCTGAATACATTTCTCCAATATAATTTCATTCAAGCCTGTATTAGTATTAACCATAGCACTAAGAGCAATATTCCAAGGTTCCCAAGAGGTCATACAGGGGGATCCTCCTACATCCTTGAAGCCATATCTTACAGCTGAATCATGCATAAAAGTTTTACATGCTTTACTAGGTCGATTCTTTCCTCCAAGTGGGACGGATCCATATATATTACAATGTCCTTGAGGAATATATCTTACGTGTGATTTTTCACGTAAGCAATTAGTTAAATCTACAGTTGGATTCATTAATTGAGGAGAAGCAGGTTCTATAACATTATCTATCCAATCTTTTATTATACTTAATCTTTCTTGAGTAAAGGCAGTGCAACATCCTACATTAACTTTAGTGATCGATCCTAGTGAATGAATTCCTAAAAGGACAAGTCCTCGTGCAGTCTTCGCGAAGACTGGGTTAACACAATCTCCCTTCTTAGTACTTTCACTCAGAACGCCAGTGTATACGGGTAACTCTCTAGTTTCAAGTGGTGTATTCACCATCGAAAAAGTATAATTGCAATTAATTTCCTTATTTTCTCTCTTTAAATATAAAATACCATATAAGTGTACACTAAGGTCTTTCAAGGGAATATATTTAAATATGTTAGCTTTAGGTGGAATCTGCTTAAACCGATAATAACATAGATCGTGAGTTGCATCAACTCGCAACATTTTCATGTAAAAATTACATTTTCTAACATTATTCGATACTCCTTCAGCAGAGGAAAAATTCTGTAATAACTCAAATGATTTTTCATCCATATCTTCATTTATCGTATGCCAATTCGTTACATATACATCACCCCCTAAACACAACCAATTCATAAAATAATCGCTACCACTAGGAGTTATAAATTTAGTTACTATAACATTTGATTTTATCTGTTGTATAATTTTACTGATATTAGTATTACTTACTGAAGCACTGGATATATCCACTGCAGGCTGCAAAAACACATTATTATTATAATACCAGTCCTCACAACGAGGTTTTTCACGAGTTAAAGGGATGGGTTTCCTACCAGAAGACATCTCCGCCCCTTCCATTGTTAACTTTGTTGTTTTAGGTACTTCGA